GCCTTCAAAACGTCATAGACGTTGGGGGGCGGTGGTTGGTCAGGGTTCCACTGACACAGGTACTCCCGCGGCTTCCATTCGCCGTAATTAAAGAACAGCGTCTCTTGGGTGTTATGCGCCCCGCGATAGACGCAGGCCTCTTGCTGCTTGTCGAGCTTGATGCACTTGACCAGACGGCACGTTGTCATGTCATTTGCCTGAGCATTGTGCGCCTTCAGTAGCAGCACAAAGGCTGTCAGCGTTGCCAAGCCAGCCCCGATCACGATCGTCCAGGCAACGATCTCAATAAACTTGCGCCGGCGCTCACGCTGCGCGTACAGCGTCTCTTGGCGTTGTTTCCGAATACGTCCCTCAAGCCGAATCAATTCATCGACGGCAGACTTCCCTAATGTCAGGCCGATGTAATTCAATAGTTCGCGTCTGTCGCTTTCTGCTTTGCGCTTGGCCGCGAACACCTGCATGGCTTCTGCTTCAACCGACTGCCCACCGAATAGCTTTTTGAAGATCGGCGGGTTTTTGGTCTCGCGCTCAAGCTGATCGAGGTCACTGACGCAAGAAACCCATTTCGACACGCTGCCGATCATTTGCTCTAGTTCCTGCCCCGCCATAATGGCTTTGCGGACAGCCGAATATGCGCTTGCAGCACCAGCGGCAATAGTGATGGGATCCATCAGTAAACCCTCACTTTGTCTGGATCTATGAATTTAGGCAGACAATAGGCCGTGATTTGCCCACCTTGCTTGTGCAGCGCACGAGCAAAGTAAGTGCAGTCATCAACGCTATAGAAATAGAGGTCGTTTGAAACCAGTTTGCCGTCGAGAAACACGAACAGCAAAAATGCGTGGATCACTGCCCTAGCAGTACGCCTACAAGTAGAACGATTGTTGTGCCGGCAGTGCCGATCATAATCGTCTCAATGCGCTTGATACGCAGGATCGTTTCTTTCCATCTCTCAGCGCACACCGCCTCATGCGTGTCGATCTGTGCTTGGACGGATGCAGCGGTGGGCTTGCTATTAGGCATATGGGCTGTCGCCAAGCACACTGGTATCCCAAGCGGCCTTGAGCTTTGCAATGGTGTCTGCGTTTGTGATCGCAGATGCCGCCGGTGCATCACGCAAGGCAGTCTTAGCGTTGACAGCCGCAGTCTTTGCAGACGCATCGTCTGCCTCAAGAGCTTTCATGTAAGCCACGTCTTGAAGTTCCAGCAACGGACCACGAACTTCACGAATTTTGTCTTTGAATATTTCCTTGGCCTTGGTCATATCCTCAGAAATGACTTTACCCGACAGTGACCAAGCACCACGAAAATGACGGTCAGATGGGACTGTGGCTTCGGACGCATCTATTTGATTACCGTCCTTATCAACGATGTAGGTGGTTGCCATGTGGATCGCTCCTATGCGGCTATGTGATGATTTGTGGCTAGGTCTTCAGATATCTTCCAAGCATTGCGCCACTCTCTAGTCGCTGGAAGCTGTTCTTTGCGGCAGATCACCATTTTGGGTTTATTACCGGCATCCCACTCGCGCCACACAGACTGCGGCACGTCCTTCTGAATCAGGTATTCGATGGCCTGTTCCTCGGTCATCGGCCCCATCGGCTCCGTGTCATGCAGCAAGTAGCCGCGTGTATGTTTCTTGAAGTCGGGCTTGGCCTCATCATTCGCCAGTTCCCAGTAAACCCAGACCGGCGGCAGGATACCGCCCTGTAGCGCACACGCCATCCAGTTAGGGTCAGGCACCAGTATCTTAGCGCACTCGTCTACGCTGTCCTCGTAGACAACCCGGTAGTCTGACTGCATACCCTCAAGGTTCTCTTTGGCCCAGCAAAGCCTGTCCCACAGATGTGTTCCTTTGAAGTCAGGAGTTTCGGCGGCGAGTTCTGCTGCCTTACTCATGCGAGGTCTCCCAAATTTGCAACTCCAAAAAACGCAACATCGACGGGACTAGCTGCATTTTGCGGACTCATCTGATAACGAGCCGCACTTGTTGTTGGTGCAGTCATAGCTTTTTGTTGACAAGGCGACCTCAAGGCAGTATCCGCATTACCCGCCATAGCCACATGAGTATAGTTTACATTTGAAAAAGCGGAACTAAATGACACGGTATAATCACCTGCGGCGTTGTCTGTAATACTGCCATGATTAAAACTGTCTTGAGCAGAGGGTGTGCCGGATGAACCATCAATGTTTGTCCAAGCCTTCGCACTACCCTGTGCAACAACCGACGTAGCCACGCTGTTGTTCCCGCTGGCATCCTTCAGGGTGTTTACTCTCAGTTCACTAGCCATTAGCTAAAGTCCTCTGTCGGTGCGTCAGGCCAAGTTGGGTTATCTGGATTGGTCTGTCGTATTGTACGGATAGCCGCACGATAAGTTACAAACGATGCCTTACAAGAATCTGTCAAGCCGCTGTCGGGTAGCTGTGTCCAGTCTGTTGCTTTTAGAATAGCTTCTGCTGTATGAATTGCCTGAGTAAGACTGTTAGGCAAGTACGGTGCAGATATGTTTTTATAATTACTCATCTTTTTATCCTATCAAGTACATAAAGGCGTAAGTATGATTGTACCCATTATAAACTGTTCTATTTCCACCAGAACCGTTTCTAATGCTTACATAATCTCCTGCTGTTAAATTTAACACATGATTTAACTGAATTGACCTAGACGCCGCATCGCCAGACTGAGCAAGTCCAGCTATTGTTGTAGTAGGATTAAAATTACCATTAACAGCGAGTTGTAATCTAATTGTTGTATTGCTATCATTTGCATAAACAGAGGCTTGAAATTGATATAGTCCAGTAATAGGAACAGTAAATTGTGTATTACTTACAAGTGACATTCCACCTTGTGCAAACTCTCCAAAACCTACACCGCTAGTAGCAAAAGTTATATCCGCATTATTTCCATAAACAACATCACTATTAACATTGCCTTGTGCCAATAATACTGGTCTAGCTGGTGTAAGAATACGCCCACTGCTATCAATCGTCATAGCCGCAGTGCTGTTAGTATGTGATATGTTTTCTACTTTTAATACACTAGCCATTATGCGAGGTCTCCGTGAATTACTGCATATGTTTCTTTGTCAGTATCTGAACCACTATCGCCTATTCTTAGTTTTGCTGAAAAAGAACCAGCCGCTTGGGTGTGCATAAAAACGTCAAAGTTATTATTGGCGGTATTCAGTCCGTCAGTTATCCCTGCGTAATTTGTACTATCCATACTATTAGATAAAGAAAAGGTATAATCACCAGTTCCATTATCTGTTGAAGAACTGGTATTAAAAGAAGCATTGTATGATGCCCCGCTTCCGTCAAAATCTACCCACGCCTTCGCAGCGTGTTGCTTCGTCAGCGCAACCGGACCACTTCCCGCCTTGTCAGCAATCGTGTCTACATTCAATACGCTGGTCATACGATGCTCCAATATCCGTTAACAGTGACGGTGGTGCTGGTGTCAATCGTAATCGGCCCAGCTGACAAGCCACTATTCGTTGCATCGATCGTCAGGCTTGCAACCACAGTCTGTTCGTTCTGTCGGATAATGCTCTCATAGCTGGTCTGACGCCCATCTTTGCCAATGAAACGATCCTTGCTCATCAGGTAATCTCCATGATGCTCATGGTGACCGAAACCTTGTCAGCGACTGAGCAATCTATTTGCACTTTGTCCGTGGTTTCCAGAACCAGCTTGCCGCCGAGCGGCACCTCCATTGACGCGCCGACAGGTATCGGCATGGACTTGATAAGGAAAGTGGTGGTGTTTGTTGCCGCTCTGCCACCGCCGGATGTATCGCTAACCAGCTTCACCGATGCGGTGACTTGCGCAGTGTGAATGTTTGCAATCAACAATCCGATCACGACTGTCGTGGTCGATCCTGGCGTTGTGTACAAATCCTCTGGTGTGCCAGCACTCGCTGGCATCACGTCGTGCGATACTACTTTGAAAGTGTTGGCCATGTTTGTCCCTTTATCCCAGCGCTATTGCTAAAGCTGTCGCATCGGCCTGCGCTGTGGCCTGTGTGACTGCGCCGATATCTGACAGAACTTCCGATGCAGACCGGCCCTCAATCGCAGTGCCATCAACCCGCAGGAAATCATTATCGGCCACGCCGCTTGTAAACTTTGGCACGTTGTTGTTTGAGATGCCTGTGTCTAGCGTGGCTGTCGCTGTGATGGCTGTGCCGTTCAGCGTCATGGCATCGGCTTCAAGCGTGCCGTCAATGTCGGCATCGCCGCTAATGTCCAGCGAACCAGCATCTAACTCGCCTGTCAGCGTCACGTTGCGGAAGCTGGCGATGTCCTTGTTGCTGTCCACGATGACGGCCTTTGACGCCGCAACTGTGCCGGCTGTAATGCCATCAATCGCCTCAAGCTCTGCTTCATTGATGACAGCCCCAGACCCGAGCGTCAGGTCGCCTGCGACAGTGAGATTGCCTGCAACAGCCGTTGTGCTGTCGGCAACCGTGGCGTTTGGCGTATGAGTTAGATAAGTAACAAAGCCGCCAGAGATCTTGCTTTGCAGGGTCAGCACGCCGCCGTCAGCTATATTGAGCTTGTGCTGGTCTGCATTGTCATCGCCCTGGTCGGCCTTCAGTACAACGCCGAGCGCCGCGCCCTCCACGTTGGCAGCAATCTCTAGGGCGTCGTTGGTCGTCTCATCGTATTGAATTGTGATGTCGCTGTTTGTACCAAGCACGATGGTCTTGTTGTCAGGCACAGTAAGACCTTCAGCAAACGGTATGGCCGCCGTGCAAGTCTGTGTGCCGTCTTTGAGGATGCAAGTGGATAGGCCGGTGGCTATGCCGTCGAACTCAGTATCGAACTTGCTGGCAAGGATTTTGACGCCGTTGTCCCTATCGGTCGTACAGTCAAACGTGCGCGTAAAGGTGCCGGATGAGAATGGCATCAGACTGGCCCTCCCGGTTGGAAAGTATAGTGAGCTGAGATAAAGCTGATAGTTTGCGTGCTAGTGGCAACCTTGATGCGTAATGCCGCGGAGTAGCCGACGCGGTTCACAGCCTTGCGCCGTTTGGTTATCCCTGCGCCGCTGGTGTCGGCATAAAAAAAGTCATCGTAAGTAGCCGTGTCCCAAGCCGCCAAGTTACTGGCGAAAGTGACAGGTGAAACGTCAATTGTGCTGGCCGGCTTCTGATCTGTCGCCACCCCAAAACTGAAAACGACATCGGTGTCGCCCTCCAGCATCGGCTGGACTGAACTGAAGCGTTTGAAGCTGGCACGGTCACCAAAATAGTTGTAGGCCGTGACAATATCGCCAACGATGTTCTCACCGTTGTCGCTGTCGCCAGTGACCTTAAAAACCTTGCCGGAGGCGCTGCCGAAATAGGTGTCGCCGTTGAATTGGCCCCACACATTTGCCGGTACGTTCTCAAAGACACACCAGGCGCGGATGATGGGATTAAAGACGTGCTGGTTGTAGGCGTCTGTTTCGCCGGTCGGATAATTAAAAATTACCTTATCGCCATCAGGGCTGACGAAGATCTGCCAGCCTGTAGAGGTGCCAGTGGCCTTCACCTGGGCAATTACAGTGCCTCGAATCTTTTCTGATATCGCAGCCGCTTTTGCGCCGACGTTATCTTGCCGTATTACAGCGCTCAGCGGCAGATAGCCCTCTTTGGTCATCACAATCACGTCGCCGCCGAGCTTGGCGCAGGCACGCTTTTCATTGACCGGCTCAGCTATGCGAAAGGTGCCAACCAAGGCAAAATTGGATGAGCTGGGATCTGAACCGCTGTAAACAAGAACCTCACCGCTGCTCATAATCAGGGCCAGCAAATCATCAACGCCCTCACCGCCGTCGATCGTGATCGTCTGAATCATGATGAGGTTGCCGCCAAAGGTGCCAACCAGGCCGGTAGGGAACTTGGTGAAGTTGCCTTGAAAGGTGTCTACAGTCGCAGAATAGTAAAAATTCTGATCTGTGCCGGTAAAATAATAGACGCGATTTTTATAAACATGAACGCCGGTTAGCGTGTTTGCGTTCGCGCTATCAGACAACGTGATCGACAGATCGCTGGCGCTTGACCCGTTCCAGCTAAAAGGCACGTTCGCCCCTGACGGCACAAAGATGGTAAGGCCGTTGAACTCAACCGATTCTGCCCTGCCGTTGGCAAGGCCGGTCTTTTTGCTGACAGCCGATCCGGTATCAATCTGGTACAAGACGCCATCGCTGCCGATAGCCAGGAGCTGACGGTTTGCGCCGGCATTGTGTTCGACAAGCGTTTCAACGTCGCCTGTGCCGATGCCAGTGCAGAACTGAGTAAAGCCGTCACGCAGGGTTACCTTTTCAACAGACGGAAAAAAATTGCTCATTACGATGGCGTCAGTCGGCGGCATGGCGTCGATGCTGTCACGGCTGTTCAGGCCGCCCACAGGGGCCGGCACCGCCGCTGCCTTGACTGCAAACCGGCGGGATTGTGGAAGTGCTTGCAGCATCAGCCGCTGATCCCGTAGCCACTGTCAGGCAAGTTGTAGGAGTAAGGGCTGACCAGCAGACGCCGTGCATCGGTCATCGTTATGATTGGCGCACCGCCAGACCGACTGATCGCCTGACGCAGCTCAAGCTGATACTGCCGGAAGTCTTCATCGTAAGTGAGGCCGTGAGCCTGCTTGAAACGCCAAGTCGCGCCCATCTCTATCAATGTCTCATCGAGGATGCCGACATCGGTATCAGCAGCAAAAGCAGCTTGCGAGGTGCCGCCACTGGTTTGATTGAAGTGGCTTGAAACATATTCAAAGCCGATTGTTTCTGTGGCGGTCGGAGTCGGGGTGATATCAAACCGCAGCGCGTTGCTGCTGGACTTCAGACGAAAGCGATCAATGATGCCGGTGCTGGTCGTGCCAAACCTGTCAGCCTGATACTGTTGCGGAGTGATAGGGCCAGTCATCTGGTCAAGGTCACTGCGGTTGTAGGCTGTGCCACTGACAAACCTGTCAAAGTCTGTCGGCAGCGCGTAGTTTTGAGTGCCGTTGGCCGTTGAGAAGGTGTGTTCCTTCATCAAGATTGGCCAGTTCGTTGAGCGCATGAGCTGCTTGCCCTCGCGGTTTATTATGGCCAGAAGCTGTCTTGCAATCGGATCTGTGTTCCCAGCGACAGTGCTGGGGCGCTCAAACCCTGTGAAGTCAGCTATCGTCTGGGCTATCGTCAGCAGGCTCATCAGCCGGCTCCTCTACTGGTTCTGCCGCTGGCTTGCGGATTCGCTTGGGCTTTGCATCGATGTGTAGCCCAGCAATTTTTTTGAGCTGCACATACGGCTCACCCATGTTGCGCAGCAGTACCTCATCGGCAGCGGCAAGCTCCTCGATGGTTTCTATATCGGCAAGCTCAAGCTCAACGCGGCGCGGCTCTGACATGCCTGGCAAATCATTTAGGTTGCCACCCTTCTTCTTGGGCTTCTTCTGCTGCTTCTTGTAATCGTCCCACTCGTC